CAGCAGGGGACGATAGCCGATCCGAGGGCGACAGCGGGATTGTCCTCCCCTTCTCGCCCGACTTTGGCGGAAGCGGTGAGGATTCTTCGGAGTCCACTTCTTAGAACGCAGGTGGACTTGCTGCCTGAGGAGGTAGCCGCAATCGAGAGGCTCATCGGTCATGCCGAGCGAAGTCTCTACCATTGATATGCGTGCGTTCTTCAACGACGAAAGGGGGATCGACGATGAGACACTCGACGCCTTCGGGATCGAATTTCCTGAGCGTGACGTCGCCCATCTACCGTATACCTCTGGCGTCAAGGGACGCAGGCATGATCCCGACGGAAAGCGCCATTTCTTTTTTGCAGAGGGCAACGCGTCTGGCTTGTTCCTCTCTCCCGCAGGTACAAGCAGTGATGTTGCATTCCTCGTTGAGGGAGAGACTGATGCTATGCGACTCTGGCAGGAGACTGGTGGAGAGTTTTCAGTCGGGGGCCTTTCTGGAATCAATGGGTGGAAGGAGGAGCTAGCAGAGTTCTACGAGGGGTTCGAGACGGTGTATGTCATTCTCGACAACGACGTCGACTACAAGGTGAACTCCATCGTAGACCAGACCTGGCGGGCAATCCGCAAAGACCTGGGCAAGAAGGCAGTGCGCATCGTGCTGCCGGATTCTCCGGTCGCGGTCAAGGACATCTGCGAGTTCTTCAGCACCTACGACCTGGACGTCCTCCGCGAGATTGCGGAAAGCGTGCCAGAGCAGACCTTGCACTACAAGTCGCTCGACCTCAACAAGCCTGCGCCGCCAACTGACTGGCTGGTCAAGGGCTGGTTGGCTCAGGGGGATCGTGTCATCATCGCTGGCGAACCATCGGTCGGCAAGTCGTGGCTCACCATGGACTTGGCAACCGCAGTCGCCACAGGACGCGCTAGCTTCCTGGGCAAGGAGGTCATGAAGCACGGACGGGTGCTGTACATCGACGAGGAGAACCCCGAGGACGTGGTGCGCCAGAGGTTCGAGAGGTTAGGACTGGCTGGCAGCGACAACATCCGCTTCCTCCATCACCAGGCGGTTCGACTTGACAAGCACCCTGAGAGGATCATCGACGAGGCGATTGCTTACGCCCCCACGCTCATCGTGGTGGACAGCCTGAGCCGCGTGCATACAGGAGACGAGAACAGCGCAGCCCACATCGTTCAACTTTTCAACGACGGGTTCACCCCGCTCACAGTGGAGACAGGGGCAACGCTGGTCATCCTGCACCACGTCAACAAGTCCGATGGTACCTCGTCCTTCGGTAGACTCCGAGGGTCGAGCGACTTGGCAGGCGTGATCGACCAGGGGTACGATGCCGAGAAGAAGGGTCAGCACATCCACATCAAGAGCTTCAAGTCGAGGCGTCTTGCGGTAGGTGCGCTGCTCGTCGCGGAGATTGTCGATACCCCGGACGGTAACGTCCAGCTTCAAACTCGACAGCGAACGGTGTTCTAGTGGCTAGCCCGGACAGGTGGCTCAGGAAGCCACAGGCTCGGGGCGGCTGGCGCTGCTCGCTCTGCAACATCAACTACCCCAACGACCGGGACAAGTTCCGAGTGTGCCTGGCCTGCGGGGATCAGTGCAACTACATGAGTAACGTCACGCCTGACGAGGACTGGCTCGATCAAGTGGCCGAACTCGTCAAGCGATGGGAGGGGGGTGAACACAATACCATCCCAACCGACTGGCTCGTCCCGCCGCCGAAAGCGGAGGGTGAAGGAGAAGCCGGAGGACAGGGCGGTTCGTAAAGCAATGGATTACGACGCTCTGTTCGCAGAGCAAGACGGTAAGTGTGCAATCTGTGAGGAGGAGTGGAAGCCGCTGAACTGGCGAGGGCAGAAGTCCCGTCGAATGCACCGCGATCACAACCACCTCACGCTCACCCCTAGAGGGCTGTTGTGCCAGGCGTGCAACCGCCACCTCAAGGAAAAGCTAGGACACAAAGTCATCACGCCGGACTGGTATCTCAAGGCGTACAACTACCTGATGAAATACGAGAAGGAGGAAACAAATGGCTGATGATTCACTCTACGGCTCTGCCGCTGGGTTCATTCAGTTCGACGTCGAGGAGCGCGAGGCCAACGGTGCCACCGTGCGCGACGTCACCATCCGCAGCATCGCAACAGGCGACCTGCTTCGTGTCACTGTGTGGCCGGAGCATGAGGACGTCGAGCTTGAGAAGGGCGACTTCATCGCGGTCGATGGGAAGGTCACCATCCGCGAGGTTGACGACAAGACGTACGTGAACATGAGCGCCTACGGGCTGGTCAGGTTTGCGCCGGAGGCTCGCTCTGAGTCCGAGGTCGTGACCAAGAAGTCCAGCGCCAAGTCGTCCGGACGCAAGACCTTCTAATGTTCTACAGCATTCACGAAATCGTGCTGGCATGGAAGGAAGGTCTCTTGACGACGGATGAAGCCAAGGCTGCGGTCATGGCTCTCATCAACCCGGCGAGGGTCTAGCGTGGAGGCTCTGCCATATTCTCTGGTAGAGCCTTACGAGGGAATCGTAAATACACTGGCTCGGCGGTATTCAGGTAGGTTCGGTGCTGAGTTCGACGATCTGATTCAGGACGGGTGGGAGTGTGTGATCTGGCATCTGCGAGAGGGCACGCTCCCCGAGTCCATGGAAGAAGCAGAAACCATCGTCGAGCGTTGGCTCCGGGCCGAACTGCGCAAGGTCAACCGCCAGATAAAGGGAGATGTACAAGTGCCTTTTATCTTTGGGGGAACGAGGCCGAATCCGAATGCCCAGCTTGACATTCGGGCAGCACTTGCAGCGTTGCCCCCGGAGCTACTAACCGTAGTCCTTCTGCGTCACTTCTTCGGATACGAATGGAATGAGGTAGCTGTTCGCATGAACGTATCTCGTCGCACAGCCATTCGTCTTGAGGAGGACGCGAGGCTCAAACTGAGGAGGAAACTTGCGTAGACTGATCGCTGTGTACGTGGTGGACTGGCTCATTGCTGTGAGCCTGGACTTTCGCTACTGGCTACATCATGAGCCGGATAGAGTCTGACCACCGCTACAACACATCGGAAAAGGGAAAGCGTAGATACGCTACGTACCGAAAACGTCACTGGATGCGCGTGGAGGGAGCGAGGCTCCGATGGAACCAGGCGCGTCGTGAAAGGAGACTAGATGGACTTCATCCCCAAGACTGAGGACGAGCTTGCATGGGACTTGGTCAAGGCTGCTGTCCGTGCGAAGGTGAACCTTGAGGTCGCGGCCTACCGCAACCGCAGGGTGAACGAGATTCTCGCGGAGCTATGGCCTGCGTTCCAGGCGTCCCTGAATGGCGAGGAGATTCTGCAGATCGAACCCGACTACGGCACCTGGGTTGCCGACGCAATTGAGACTAGTCGCAGCGGATCAGCAGCGTAAAGTCCTGAGCTTCGACATCGAGAACCGTCCACTGTCCTATTGGTACGGGGACGTCACGACGTCGGAAATCACGGCTATCGCTTGGAGTTGGAACGACCCGAAGAAAATCGAGGTTCGCGTGTTGCCAGAGGTGACACCTGAGGAAATGCTCCACGATTTCGTGGAAGCATACGCGGCTGCAGACATCGTGACTGGACACTACATCCGTCGCCATGATCTGCCCCTCGTCAATGCTAGCCTCATGGAGTATGGCATGGACTTGCTCCCTAGCAAAAAGACCTCAGATACGAAACTCGACCTGGCTAAGCGGGCGGGTCAGCCTGCTACGCTCGGCCACCTTGGGGAAATGCTCGGGGTCAAAGTCCCTAAGTACGGCATGAGCCAAAAGATGTGGCGTGCCGCAAACCGACTGGACGATCCCGATGCAATCGAGTACACGAAGAAGCGCGTCACCTCAGACGTGGCATTGCAGATTCTGGTTCGGAACGAGCTACTCAAGAAGAAGTGGCTCAAGGTTCCGTCCTTCTGGCACAGTGTGGCCGGAGGACTGATTATTCAGGAATCGTAGTGGCTGGGCCGTACGCAGACCGAACATGGTGGGATGTCTGCGAACGAGTATTCGATAGGGCGGAGGGTTGGCACTGTGAGGTTACAGGGTACAACCCTCCTTTCATCAGCAATGACATACTACTGCGTTCAGGGCTGATTCTTCTTGCCTGTCTTGTATTCCTCGACTGGTGTAGGCGATGGGGAAAAGAAAATGGTCAGAAGCATGGCCCAACGCTATAGGAGGACTAGTGGAGATTGAACTCGATATCCAACTCGTCCCGGCTGAGGACGGTACGGCAGTCCTAACCGTTAGTGGCCCGATTGACGGGGTCATCCTGGCCTATGGCCTGGTACGGCAGGGACTGTCGATGTTCTCTCCGGATGATGAGGACGGCCCGCTGGGAGATTCCAGTGTCGGTTAGGGCAAGCTATCTCAAAAGTGAGACGGTAGAGTTTCCCCTACACGCTGGTGCGTCAGTACGCGGATCGGGCAAGCCGATCAACTTCGTAGTCATGAACGAGCCGGGAAGCGTGGCCGTCACCTTGACGCACGCCACACGCTTGTACTACGCTCTGCAAGAGGTTCTCATCCAGCAGGGCGTGCTAGATCGCACGGAGTCGTGAAGGGCGGAGCGAGGCCCTGCATGCATAAGTAGCGACTCCCTCCAACGCCCGAAGGTGAGACAGGCACCGACCTTGTCCAGAAAAACGGAGAGGGCACAGACCCAAGGTTAGCACCGTAACCAATCGCAGGGTCTTTTTCTACAACCCAGGGGCGCTGTCAGGGGAGTGCTACCCCTGCCCCTGGGGAAAATTTTGCCTGGTGGCTAATGGCCCGTAACTAACGCCGACCTACGACCGAATCTTGATCCCAGGGCGCGCTACGGTGAGAGTGGAGGCCCGGTAGGGTAACCAGGCACAAAAAAGAAGCCCCCCGGCGAAAGCCGGGGGGCTTTTTCTATGCTTAGACCGCTGGAAACCCTGCAAAGACTCCGATCACTGCACATACAGCAATCACAGCCAAGCAGAGGTCTGCGAAAGAGAACGCGATAGCGCCTCACCTCCTTGCATAGAACGTCTTACAGCGGGAAGCCGTCCCACAAGAAGTGGAGCGGTAGCCACGTGCAGAACGCCACGATAGCAAGGAATCCCGCGAGGTGTCCGCGTCCCTGCTTCACATAGGAGGTAGCGGTATGTGTATTCGGATCAGCATCGAACTCAGCAATCACGTCCGCTGCTATGAACATCACAGCCGCAGTCCCCATTAGGAAGTACAGAATGCGGGCCTTAGTCATGTTTACGGAACCTCGGCGGTGTAATCCGACGGGATGAACTCGACGGTGCCACGGCCAGCTTCGACCTCACGAATGAGGCGCGCAAGCTCACCATGACTCGTCGGCATCGTGACGGACTCACCGTCGCGTGCGCCGCCGTGAATCAAGAGAGACTCAGCGGTGTAGGAGCTAGGTGTAGCCATTCAGCCTCCTTACTTGTCAAGGTCTTTGTTGAGGACAGCGGCGAATATCTTGCCGCAGTCACAGGACACAACCGTCATCTTCTTTCCCTCACGTACACGAGGGGTGCAGACGTGGGGCTTAGGCCCTTTGCGCCTTGCGAATCTCCGCCACACGGCGTCGAATCTTCCTCATCACACGCCGCCTCGGGTAGAAGAAACCCGGATCGGTGTGGGTTCCGCCGAAAGCCTTGGAGACCTCGGCATGGGTGGTAACACCCTTCTTGCCAGCACGCAACTCGCTAGCATCCACGAAACGCGGGGGGATATTGTACCTCACGCACCAGTGAGCCACGCGGTCGGCTACCTTATTCAACTGCCGACGATGCTTGAGCCACTGCCACTTCTTCCAGGCGGCGAAACCTGCCTGCTCGATGTGAAGTCCATTGGTATTCGCGCCGGGAGCGCCCCACGGAATGTCAAGGTCAGAAAGAGTGCGATAGCACTCCTTGTCATCGACACAAAGCTGGGCCGATCCCTGAGAGGCATGGTTGGCGAACCAAGCAGCCGCTCCTCGTGCCGTCCACGCTTCCTCATCGTGAAGAACAATCCACTTGATGGAGCTAGCGAATCGCCTTCCGCTCGACTTGGTTGCCTTGAACTCTCTACTGCACCGAACCATTATGCCCTAGTGAAGTAGCCTGCAGCGAGTGAAACAAGAGTGACGATGGGGCCTACAGCTTCGGCAGGAACCTCAACGCCAAACGCGGCGAGGATAGCGACGACAGCCGAGACCGCCGATCCTGCGCCTGCACCAGCCGCAACCTTCTTGCGGGGGAGGTGCTTTTTGGTAAGAGCCATGCTTACCCTCCTAACAGTCGAGCGCCGACAACGACGCTAGTGTTTGGTTCTGGCTTCTAATCTGCTCCAAAAATGTAGCATCTGGAACATCTGCCAGAGCCTTACCGAACTGAGCGATCTGCTCCTCCTCAGAGAGTTGGAGGAAATCGATAGTTCGATCACGTCTATCCCGAAGGTCGCCCTTCAAATCGCAAAGAGCATGGAACGTGCGTGCTGAATCGTCTCCTGAGTCTCGGGCAATCTTGTAGGTTGCCGCGTTCCCAAAGAGGGAAACAACAAGCGCCAGGACAGCGAGACCAAGAGCAAGCGTGCTTGCAAGCCCGCCCCGTGTGATGTTCACTTTTTTGTCCATGTGATTACCTCAGCATCAGGATTGTAAGTTCGATTGACAGGTTGATGAGAACGAGAGCGGAAACAAGCGTAGTAATGGCAACCACCCATTTGAGACCCTTCGTCTCATGTTCCTCTTGATCTTTCATAGGCCACCTACTTCGCTCCATTCTTGACAAGGTAGAAGCTAATCGCCAACTGTGCTACCATGATGAGGGTGGTCAACACACCTCCCCCGATGAAATATCGGGTGACGTTGCGAACAGCCTCACGCCCGGCCTTGTCCTCGGCAAGGGTATCCACATCATCAGCCAGCTTGTTCACTCTATCACGTAGAGTACGAACCTCCTCTTTGGAGGCCATACGATCGATGATGCGAATTTCCAGTTCTGCGTTAGCGAGTCGAATCTCTGTGCGTAGAGCCTCAAGAGAGACGTTGATTCGCTGTGGTTGCTTTTCTTCTTCGGCCATTAGAGACCCCCTGTTCTACGACCATACTGCAACTGTCTACCCAAACCCCCCATTAGGGCTGGGGTGTATCTTGCAGTAGCTGGCCCCATTAGACGAGGAAGGTATTGTTTAGCCTGCTCGTAAGAATACAGCCCTGTGCCCGGATCGGGGATACCGAGTACCTCTGCTATAGGATCAGGGTGCTTTAGCTTATTCATGGTTGCTCTGGTGGACTTCATATCGCCGCGTTCAACCATACGCCCGAACACCTCACCGAGCTTGGAGTTAGCAAAGGTAGCATCAATAGGCGCGCCCATATCTACCAAGGGCTGGATCAACTTCTTGAAGTTTTTTACACCCTCCATGCCCTTTCGATACTCAGGGCGAATGTATGCTTCATCTGCTCGGGTGTAGCCCAGGTGTCTACCAAACTCCGAGGGTACAACTTCGTAGGTTAGTGAGCCGATGGTATTACCGTGCTGGTCATGAATGTTGTGGAGACCACTTGGCCTACCACCTCCAATTGGAGAATTCAAGAAGTCATCGTAAGCATCGGCAAAGTCATCGGAGCCGGGGCCGAAAGCGTCCCGCATTTCCTGCACATGCCTATCAGGATCAACATGCTCATCTACCCCGGTGTAGCGGAAGTACCGATTCTGCATAGGGTTCGGGGTTCTAGTGGGGGTATTTACCCCACCAATCTCTCGGATACCAAAAGATCGGTTCTGCGGCCCCACCATATTACGGGCCTTGCCTGCAGTTTTCTGCGTAGTGAAGGGCCGCTGGATAAGCGGTGGCTGTTCCCCCCGAAGCATAGCCCCGAGGGTGTACCCCTTCGCATCCGCAGCATTGAGCATTTCAGCCCGATTGCCAATCCCGTAACTGCCATAACCACGCATGCCACGATCAAACTCTGCAGCCTTCTGTAGCGTGGCAGCAGGAGAGGTTACCTCCCTTGCCACCTGGACGCCTTTGATGCCGCCCTTGAGTCCTGCAAGTTCCGGGCCAGGGCCGAAGGGCGCTAGCGAAGCAATGAGATTGGCGGCAAAAATAGCCGAGTCCATGTGGCCGAGGGTAGTTGGGTCACGACGTACCGGGGGCCTACCAGGAAGGGCTGAACCAAGGATGGTTTGATAGCCGGGCTGTGGTGCTGCTTGAGGCAGCATCACTGTGCCATAGGTTGTAGTAATAGGCCCACGGGCACCAGGGTAACCCAGACTAGGCGTCTGAGCCTGAACCGGATCACCCATAGACGGCTGAGCATAGGGGCCGCTGGGCGCACCATATCCACCCGCAGGCTTCGGAGGCTTAGGCGGAGTATAGCTATAGTTGGTGCCTTGAGAAAGCGCCACTAGACCATACCTCCTGCCTGGATGTTTGCGAGATTTTCGAGCAAGTCCTCGACGGATGACTTGCGCTTGCGTCTGCGGCCCATGAACGGAATCTCTGCGTAAGAGCCAATGGACGCGCCGAGGATGTCAGCCGACTGCGCATTCTTGGTAGCGATAGCACGCTGCTGTCCAGGCGAAGCCGACTGCGTGAAGCTATTACCCGAGTACTGTCGTGCCGCAGGCACAGCAGAGGTCGGGTCATACAGGTTCTCGGTCACCGTAGTCTCCGGGTTTCCGAACTCCTGCCCGAAGTGGAGGTGGACGGGGAAGCGGCCAGAGTCTCCGACGTAGCCGAGGAGTTCACCACGCCGCACCTTGTCGCCAGCCTCAAGGCCGGGAGCAAGCTGGCTCATGTGGGTCATAAACCACTGCGGCAGTCCAGGGGCACGCGGATCAAGGGTCAGGCGATTTCCCCACACGGTCGAGCCATTGTCGGAGAACCCGAACCCTCCTGTCAACTTCCCGCGAGCCGGAGCATACACGGGTGTACCCGCCTTGGTGCCCATATCTATGGCGTTGTCGGACTGCCAGTTGCCGAGGGGACGGCTCATGTGCGCATCCACCCCACCCAGGCTAGTCCAGTCAGCCTTGCCGAGAACCGGAAACAACTTCATCGCTGCGTCCCTGCCGACGACCTTGGAGAGCGCATTCATGTAGGACGTGACGTTGCCCGTCCAGTTCTTGTTGACTGCATTCGGGTCGTTGGCTGCACCAACAGGTGCCCACTTGCTAGAAATCTCGGGGATGGTGTTCCTCCCCTCCTGAAAATAATTCTCAGCGAGGTTGCGGGCGGTAGCATCCGCACCCTGTCCCCAGGACTTGTACCGAATGCCAGGCCCCATACCCCACACATTGTGTTCAGAGAGCGGAGCGGCATTGGGGTCTTTGCCGAGCGAAGTCTCCGCTCCCGCGATAGCCACGAGCAGGCGCGGGTCGATCCCGTACTTGCGTGACTTGCGCGTGAACACACGCCCCAATCCGGCGAGGGGAGAACCCTCTGCCCGGAGATACTGGTTGATGAGACCAGGCACACCCGCATAGGCGGGCAGCATGTAAGAAGCAGTCGTAGCGTCAGAACCGGGCATGACCTGACCACCAGCGGGGATATACCCCACCTGCTCAGGCATCTGCCCGGTCTGCATAGCGATGTGCTCCGCCAACGCACTCGGATACGTAGGTGCCGGGGGTGCGGGCGGATTCTTAGGAGGATGATAGACACCCTGGTTTAGGTTCGTGCCAATCGGAATGCCCATCTTACCTCCCGTCTAATTGTCGTCCGAGGGTCTGAGCCTTCGGCTGGTTGAGCCACTTGATCGGGAGACCAAGCAGCGCGAACAGATTTTCTTCTGGTGTCTTGGAGAACATCGGCGTTCTCGTCGAGGGGTCGGGATCGAACATGCTCTGCGCGAGCTTCACGTGAGGCAGGTTCTGAATCGGTCGTCCAATAACCGAGCCGATAGGCCCGAGTCCCTGGATCAACTGGCCGAGGTTGGACTCGTCCGTACCCAGGGGTTCGCCTGTGAGCATTGACGTACCCGTGAGGGTCTCGATGCCCGACTGGACAAACGGGTTCAACTGGGTGCCAACAGTCTCACCTGCACGCGGAGCACCCGACACACCAGGCAGCAGGGACTCAGCCGAGAGGCCGAGGTCTGCAGCAGAAGCATACGGGTTCAGCGATCCGGTAGAGAGCACAGGGATGCGCCCTTCCATGCCAGGCACAGGAATGCCGGGGATCATGCTGCGCATGAAGTCCGGGATACTCTGGCCCAGTTCCTCCCTGACCCAGTCGCTCCCCTGGTGGCCGATGTTAGCTGCTACCAGAGTGCGGCCTGGGTGCTTGGTCGCCATGCGCACGCTATTGAGTGCGATGTGGCGCTGCCAGGTATAGAACGGATCGACAGCACGGAGGTTGCGCTCCCAGCCGTGAAGGGCCACATAGTTGCCCATCGTGGAGTAGACCTCATCGGTGACGCGCCGCTGCACCTCGGGGTGCTTGCGATACACTTCCTCGATAGCCTTGTCCACGGCCTCGGCGTCCTTCATGCCGCGCTTCTTGTTCCGCTTGATCTGTTCCTTGACGAGAGGTTCGCTGGTCGCCTTGGCGTAAAGCGCCGCGATGCGCAGGTCGCGCTCAGTGCGCTCACCCACGATCTTGAACAGCGTGTACTTCTCGGGGATGCGGGAGCGGGTGGTCTCGCCCGTAGCCTTCGCCACTGTCTCAGAGGCCAGGTTGCCCGGCTCACGGAACGTGGTCGAGTGGAAAGCCTGTCCAAGCTGGTCAGCGTGCCAGCGGTTGATCCAGTGGTTGGTCTTGTTCGGGGAGTACCCAGTCTCCTTGAGGGCAGCAGCGAGGTTCTTCTGTGCCCACGTCAGGCCCTTAGCCTGGCGCATGGCCTCGAACATACCGACCGCAGCGTGCGATCCCATGACCTCAGAGCCGAGGAGGAACGCATTGCCGACGGCGTTGTTGACGAGGAATCTCGGGGACAGACCCAGGATGATTCCCTTCCACAGGGACGTGCCCTCGCGGTATGCCTTCTGCACAGCGTTGGCGGAGTTCTTCGCTTCGATGCCCATGTTCTTGGCAGTCTGCTTGTTGACCAGCCGCACCATGGGAACGCCGCGCACCATTTCGATTTCAGCACGGGCCACCTGGTTGGTGGAGGCGTACTTACCGAAGTCGCGGAAGTTCTGCAGGATTTCCTCGTTCGTGCCAGCGTACGCAGCCTTGCCTGTACCGGGCCGCTTCCTGAGCGTCCACTTCTTCTGAGCGAGGAGGCGATAGCTCATGCGGTTGATCTTGCCAGACTCCCAGTCTGCGAGCGGGACGAGCATGCCGTCCTTGTCCGCGTGGCGCTTGAGGTTCTCCCAGTTGCCCTCGGTGAACTCCTTGAGCAACTGCGCCCGGACGTGAGAGTTAGTGCCTGCCTCGTCCATGGCCTTGGTGAACCGCTCAAGCTGACCGAACTGCCAACCCAGCGCCGCCATGTTCCCTGCGAGCCTGACCAACTGGGCCTGCTCGTAGGACATCTGTGCGGGAAGCTGATATAGCCCACCCTTGGAGGCGAGCTTCTCAGACAGGCCATGCAGCCCGATCTGCCCCCACTGCGTGAAGGCGTTGCGGGACGTGGCCTTTGGGATCGCCATACGCGGCAGGTTACCGCCAAGTTTGAGTGCCCGGTCGTCAGCCGTCAGGGTCTTGAGGCGCATGGGAGCGCCCGGACGATCCACCCGCATAATCTCCGGAGGCGTACGCGTTGTCGCAGCCAGTCGGTCGATGACAGAGGGATTCTCGATGCGAGACTGGAACGCGCCTGCCCTCGAAGCGGGGTTGGCGATGGTGCGCGTGCCGAGAGCACCTGCTGCCCGTTCTGAATACTCGGCCTTGGACAGCAATCTGGCACCCTTACCTGCAAGCGACGCACCACCAGTGAAGATCGCAGCCACGTCAAGGATCGGCCCGAGCGGATGCTCGAACGTCTGCTTGGCGAAGTCAATGGGATGTCCAGTGAAAAGGGGAGACCACTGCTGCCACTCGGCAGAGCCAATCTCCTTTACGGTCTTGATGGGGTTCTGAGTAGCGACGTGGTACAGGCCGGGGAAGAATCCCAGGCCCGCATCCACTACGTCCTCAAGGAGGTTCTTTTGGAAACGGAAGGGGGCCGTGATAACGTCGGTCAGCCCGAAGCCACCACCACCTCCGCCGGAGCTAGCGCCAGCTTGTGCGGCGTTGCTGATTACTGGACTAGCCATTTACCCTCCTTAGTATTGTCGGAAGCTATTGCCCTGCAGGAACCAGTCTGGCATCCCCTCGGCATTAGCCGCGTTGAACCTCGTAGCGAAGTTGCCCGAGACCCAGGCACGGAACGCAGCCCGTACACGTGGGTCGTTCAAGTCCATGCCGGACGAAGTCGCAGCCCCACGCAACTGCGCGAGCAACTGCGGGAAAGCGTTGGACTTGGCAGCCTCGTAACTGTCTCCGGTGTCGGGGTTTTTGACGTCCATGAACATGGTGTCTGCACTCTCACCGAGCGCGTCACGCATGTTGTTGAAGTCGGTACCCTCCGGGCCAGTGGCGACCTGCCCACCTGTAAGATAGGCATCGCGCTGTTCAGGAGACATTAGCCCGAGCACATCCATCATGCGATCCCAACCGTCACCCTGAGACTGTGCAGCAGCCGCACGCATATCATCGCGGATACCTGCACGCTCCTGAGCGCCGAGTCGGGCCTGCACCATCTTCTGATAGTTGCCCTGAGCGATAGCGTCGTTCGCCAGTCGCCTGTCGAAGCTCTGCGTGTTGGCATTCAGTTCGCGGAGGTAGGAGCCTTCCGACTGTCCGCCGAGCATGAGGCCGTACCCCACACCCTTGTCCGCCTGTGCTCCCACAAGAGAGCGGTTGAAGGACTTAGCTTCTTGGCGCATCTTCTTCGAAGTGCGCTTGTCGCCCTTGCGGGCCTGATTGATGTTGCCGGACAGCGCGCTGAACCAGTCACCGATGTCGGACTGATTCTGCGCCTCCTGCGCATGAGACTGCGCAAGTGCCTGCGTGTAAGCTGAAAGGTCGGGGCCTTGCCCAGCACCTCCTGACGCCATAGCCATTAGCTGCTGGAACGGAGTAAGCTGGATGGTAGCCCGCGACTGCTTCTTTGATTCTTTCTTCGACTCCTTGGCATCGCGCTCCTCCTCAAGACCCTTACGCACCATAGCAATGTGCTCAAGAATCATGCTAGGAGTCATGCCCGAGGCCATGCCACCTGCTGTACCGCCTAGACTGAACCCTGGGCTAACAGGCATGGGGGCACCGTAGCGCGGCCCTACTGGAAATCCTGCCATATCTCCCCCTTACGGAACCTGGGCAGCGGGCGTGAAAGCCCCTGCCGTGATTGCATTCATGATTGCCTGCAGAGTACCTGAGTACTCGTCCTTACCCTTGGCTTCTTTCGCCTGGATTTTGCCGAGGCGAATAGCACCCATACGGGCCTGGAAGTCCTTGAGAAGCTGCGAGGTCTCGCTGCCCTGTGCAGTGAGAGCCATTCTACGCTGTTGCTCACCAAGACCGCTGCCCATACCATAGGAGGTCTGCAGTCCCGCACTCTGCTGTGCATTACCTAGGTCAGTAAGTTCCTGGCCCTGTGTACGGTAAAGACTCTGAATCTGCCCATAAGGATTGTTGGGATCAATATGGACGTTACCATGTCTACCAATGTTGAAACCATAACTTCCAAGGGTCTCGCGCTTCTGGTTCTGCAGGGCAGCAACAGCCTGTTTGTAGGCATTATCGGCTAGGATGTTTGAGTTGTTATACGGAAGCGGCGTAGCCTGAGTAATAGGCTGGCCGGTTGTTGGGTCTTTCATACCCATGCTGCCCCCTTTCTATGATCGATGGATGACTAGGAAGTAGTAGGTGTCGCTAGCCGGATCAAGTGTACCACTGCCGGCATTGAATCCGCGCAAAGTAATCTGGTCAGCAACTGTAGCAATCGGCTCAGCCCGCCAGATGAACTGTCGCTGACCACTCGCTGAGTCGAGAAACATACAAATGTCGCCTACCTTCACGCCAGTGACAGTTATATTGCCGTTCTGGACGGTGTGGTTTGCGGTAGAGGCCCAGTTGAACGTCCCTGACATCAACTCGAAATCCCACCGCTCTCCTGCTTTGCCGAAGGCGAGAGCTCTTTTCGCACCGCCCTCATTGATTGTATGGAACAAGGGGTCGTCATCAACATCAGCGGCATACAAACGTACCGTATCAGCATCAGCCGATTCCACAGCAGTTGCCTTTGATTTGAAACTCACAATCGTTCCGCGCCAAGCGTCTACATCAGCTACAGAATTTTCAGCCTCAGGAGAGCCAGTGTCTAGATCACTCATCCACACTCGGCTAATCACTTTATCGTAATCTACTGTACCCTCACCACCGCTGCCGGGCTGATCTGGATTTGCTCTATCATTATCCTCACCAATGAACGTAAAACCACTTGGGGTAGTTCCAGATGTAAAACGTGGATTAGATATTGGAGAACCCGGATCAAAAATATCCAGTGTCTGCACACCATACACTACAGTGGTTGCAAATACAAGCCCGCGCTGCGTAAGGGGAGAGTTCGTAGGGCCAGTACTAGAGGGGCTAGAACCGGTTGTACTATTTTCAGTACCGGAAGTTGCGTCCTCTACATCTTGTACTCCGGAAAACTCAAACATCTGCACAATACCAATGTCTACGTTTTTATCAAACGTCATCGTATCATCATCAGTACCAGTGGCAACACGCTTATAAATTCCTTGGCGGCCATTAGTTGCACCACCCCAGGTATTTGCCTTGACGTTAGAGTACTTTGATCCATCCCAGGTATGCGTTGCATTACCACCAGCATCCCAGGAATTCACAACTACCAGCAGAAGGTTTCCGACAGTAGGAGTGGCGGGCCAAGACACATCAATAGAGGTGATGCCTGTATCAGTAAATGACTCTGACTGCTCCAAAACTGCCTGCTGCCAAACCCCAGCCTCCTGTGCCGCGACCTGAATCATATCGTTTCGCGTAAGGCGAGAGCCGTAGTTAGCACCAAAGTAAATGCGTCCCTTTACCTGAACTGTACCGTCGCTTGCATCTACTCGGAATACAGGATCGGTATCTCCTGAGCCGTCATACATACGAATGCCAACAAAGCTCGCATCAAGTTCAGGCGAGCCTGCACCATCATCTTTAGCTCCAAAGCCAGTCTGAACATTCGGGCCACCCCAGGTACCCGCGATCATTGAGGAGGCTATTGACAGTACAGCCTCAAAATGCTCAGCCGTGATTGAACCTGCAAGCTGGTCACTACTAGCGTTGGGGTCTAGCTGTGCAGATGCTTCGACACTTGCAGCAGCCTCACCATCTTCATCTTTAGCAATGATCTTGAAGTAGTAAGTGATGCCGTACGTGAAGTCTGTACCATCAGGCAATCGCTTGATAAAAGCAAGACCACCCGGCGTCTCTCCTGCAAGCGTAGTACCATCTGGCGTAAACCCGCTTGTATCAGATACATGAATCTCGTATGTGATAGGGTCGGGATTTGCTACACCCGTCCACTTGACTGCAAAGAGGCGAGGGCCTCCTTGAATAGTTGGGGTAGGAGAGGAAGCAGGGGCTGCCCCATCAGTAGTAACAGCAATGGTGGCTGCATCAGTAGCAACCACCATTTGCTCACCACTAACCGAGTCAATTGCAACCGTATAAACTTGTCCCTCCTCCGCACCTGAGGGATTGACTACGTAACTCTGGTCAGCCTCAAGTGAGTCAAAGAAGCTCAAGTCGAGGTCGCCCTCAACCCGAAGATTTCCTACCGTAATCGAGTCAGGAAGATCAGGGGCCGGTGTAAGTGGAACGTTTCTCGCCTCATGCGGCTTGGATTTCCGATGAGTTTTGTGCTTACGCTTTTCTTCCCACTTATCAATCTGGCTCATGACACCTCCTTAGACTTGTCCAGGTCGCTTATCCTTGTAGGCCAGCGCCATTGCACCGAACACGATCTTCTGAAAGCCCGTGTTGGTTGCTGACGGCCAGATTTTGAAGCCAAGGAACTGCGACTTCTTGTTGAATTTCACACGGCGATTCTGGAATCCAGCCACCCAGTTACCCGCTGTATTCTTCACGCGAGTCAGCCTCCACTTACCATTGCTGGTCACGGCCACATCGTTCAGCCCGACCATGGTAGCGAAGTTCAGGTAGTTGTTGTCGTAGTCGGTCTCACCATCCCCGGCTGCGCCGAGGGTGATGTAATCACCGTCCACAGATTCGATCCAGAAGTTACCCATGAGTTGCTTTACACGCTTCTTCACCTGCGGTGTGCCCATATCGTACCTCCCCGACTCGATGAAGATGTCGGGGCCACGGTAGTCGGCAGCCGCCATAGGAAGCGTGCGGGTATTGATGTCGTCAGGCCCGCCGTCATCGTCGAATAGATCGCTAGCCCGGCATAGTTTGGCCGCGTTGAAGGCGAAGGGCGTGGTGGTGTCGTGATGATTCACCACGAACACCGTGCCTTGCGTCTCCTCAAGCGGGGACTTGACGCCACCAAGGAACGCGAGGTTCGTCATGGTGGTGACAGCCCGCCTGTCGAGGCGGATAGCAATAGTCAGGTAGTCGGTCGATCCGCCACTAGATGAGTTGTCATCGTTAGCGGTCGTGTCGGGGGCGTAAGGCGGGTCAGCATCCGGAATGTGCAGGAAGTAGACACCACGATACAGGAAGCTGTATGCCGGATAACTGTGTGAGAGGTAGTTCTCCACAGCCTTCTGGTACCAGTCACCAATGCGGTCATCGATCAGAGGATAAACCTCATTCCCGTCAAAGAACCAGATGCCCTTCTCTCCTGCCCACACCACTCCGCCGTTCCACTCCTGAAAGACCATTGGGCTGAACGCCCCATCGTCATGCAGAAAGCGCGGAGAGAAGTCGGCCTCCGACGTTCCGAAGATGCCCCAGGTCTCCTGTGTCTTGGTAACCAAGAGGCAGGACGGGGTGCTCCACAGGCCTGTAATTGAGCGCAACGGGAGCTTCTGGTTCGGAATGAAGATGTGGTCACCATCCACGGTGTTGTCCACAGCTTCGGCATCGAAGTAGCGAGAGAAAGTAACCCGCGATTCATTATGCTGCTTGTTGCGGTTGGAGTATGGGTTGTTGGCGTACCACTGGCGTCCTGCATGGAACGCGGTGATAAAGCCAAAGTCAAGGGCGTCGGTCACACCGACATCACGGTCTCCCGTCATATCAATGGCGACGAACTCCTCCTTGTTGCAAGTGACGTTCGCATTGGCTGTAAGATGAAGCTGAGCATCTGAGTTGACTGTGTTTACACGACCAACATACTTCATATCGTCAGCACGAAAGATTGCCCAGGGGCCACCTGTATTCAACTTCTGACGCTGGAATTTAGTACCCGATCCATTGACTACAGTGTCTGAGGTGGTGCAGGTAATCTGCCCCTTAGAGACTCGACGATCAAGTGGTCGGATGGACTTGAGTATATAGTTCCGCCCAGTTGCACCATTAGTAACAGCGAAAAGAGCACCCTCAACAAGCGTGAGTGCGGTTGCGGATTCCACAGATTTGACTTGGCCGATATACTGCTTTCCCTTAGCAGTTGCTTCATCTGCAACTGCGTAAAGGAACATACCCACCATGGTCGAATCCCAGGTTGTGCCTACGCCACCTACCGAAGTAGAATCCTGCGAAGTAGAATTGACCTTACCAGTAGAGTAGGCCGCATGATCTGCGCCACCCCAGTGGGCTACGCCAGTCTGTGTGCGCTTCTCAACCCACGGCTGGGTGCCGATGATGACGCCACCCTTCATGTGTGGTGAGGTGGCATAGCGGTACATCTTGTCGGTCTTGAAGAACAGATTGGTCGCGCCCTCATCATACGTCAACTGAGTTGCCCCATTGTATGATGTATTCAAGGCTTGCAGGTACGCATGTGTATCATCCCCAGTGAGGACGCCGATGCGCCAGCGGTCGTTCGGGTCTTGGACGGACACAATGCCGATAGCTCTGGTGGAGAACGTCGGGAAACCCGAGCCGGGAGTAACCGGCCCGCGCATATATGCGACCTCCTCCTTGTCCAGCAAGATGTCCTGCAGATAGCGAGCCTGTGTGGGTTCAATGGCCCACGGCTTCGCCTGCAGGTTCATGCCGTCAGGCCAAGCGACAATGTCCGCTAGCTGTAGCATCCCCATTAGTCATCGTACCCGTCAGAGACATCGAAGTCGTAGAAAAGTATCGAATCCGGGGAGTCCCACTGCACCTTCTCCAAGTCCTGTCTCATGTTCTCCATGATTTCGTCGAACATACTCTTGAACATGGATGCGTTCTCGGGGTCGTCCTCCCGCGCGTTGATGCGGTAGAGCGCCCCAGCGATAATCGCCTCGTGCCACTGGGCGGGAAGCAGGATGTCGGCCTCAGTCGAGGCTGCATCTACGTCCGCCTGGTGTGCGAGATAGGTGATGCGGAAAGTCCCAGATGAGGGGATGGGGTACAGGTATAGCTGGCGACCCACGAAGAAGTAGTTGTAGGGAGTGCCGCCCTGTGTGAGGCTGCCGCTCCGCTCCTTGAAGTGGACGTCGCGCCTGATCCACCGGATGGTGTATCCGGACGCGCCCGTATTGACGATGTCCATGAGGCCACCGAACTCGTAGGTCAGGGCGGTGTAATCCACCAGCCCGTCGGCGTCCACGTCCAGCGCCGCGTCGATGTCGTCGAACACCTCGCGGAAAGCCCACGGCTCTCGGTTCACGATGCCCTTGATCGCGCGGTTGATGAAGCCGACCTTGTCGGCCTCCTCTAGGTCGTCGTAACCGGCAATGTCAATCTCGTCGATGATGTCCTGGACGTCCATCGCTTACTCCTTCCCGGCTACGTAGGTTGAAATCTGAGGGTTCTTCACGCCTTTGGCTTCCTTCATGACGTCGGCGTAAGTCTCGGCAAGGCGCTCGTTCTCCTTGTCCCAGTCCGCCTGACGCTGGCGCTCCTGGCGCATGATCTGGTCGAGTAGCTTGGCCCCATGCTTGCGGGTATTCGCTTCGTCGGCTCTCCGCACCGCCTCCTCCGGCGTCGGCATTTCCTTGCCGAATCCGAGGACGGGGAGAATCTCCGGCTTGTGGCCCAGCGGCATCTTGACGAAGATGCACCAGTCACCGTAGCCGGGATGGTCAGGCTCATTGATGCGGCCAAAGATCAGGCGCTCGTCGTAAGCCTGTACCGCGCGCGATACGCGCATGGGTGCGAGGTCTACGACGCCCTGGCCCGGTAGCCACAACTTGGTAGTCGGCTCCTTCTGCATGGCGATCCTGTAGCTCCTTTGTGAAAGATTAGGTGGGGGAGGCCACTAAATGGGTGGCACCATCATCCCCCACCATGAAACGACTACGGCTTAGTAGCCGAGGTCGGTGAGACCCGTCATCTTCGCAGACGAGTTCCGCTGATCCGCGACCATTTCGACGTCGCGCTGCAGCGCCCACTCCCACCTGTCGTATCCGGTCACCCAGTGAAGGAAGTGACCGTCCTCGTCAAGCGGCTGGAAGTCCGAGTCAGCGGCGAGGCGGATTGCCTTCTCGTCCGGCATGAACACCGAACCGAGCGGGCAGTCAACGTCACCGATGAACGGGCGATCCATGAACTGCAGGACGCGGAATCCACCTTCGAGCTTCATCGGCTCAACGAACTGAACCTGACCCTGCAACTCCTTGAAGTACTCGCGGATGATGCCGAAGGTCGTGATGATGCTCCTGGACTCCTTACCAGCGGTGATGCGCGTCTTGTTCCACAGAGCGTGGAGGTCGTCAGAGTCGAAAGCTCCACCGGAGTCATCGACCTGGGACTTCCAGTCCGAGAGACCCGCATCAGCCGGGTCGAGGCCACCAAGAGGCTCCTCGGAGATAACCGCCGAGATTCCCGTGAGGCCCACGTTACCCGCCGAGTCAACCGTACCGGCCCGCACGAGGAAGTCCCCGGCAGCCCAGCCAGTGTCGTCTGCGACGAGAGTGATGCTCGGGGTGTCCACATCGACCGAGGCAACCTCGCTCGTGCCAGAGGCACCAGCGTTCTCAATCGAAGCGAAGTTATCCGTGGCGTCGAGCTTCATGCCCGGATAAATCCACCCCATGCGAATCGCCTGGTCGCTCGTCAGAACGAACACGCCAGAACCGGAGTCCGTGGCGATCTTGGCGATTGCGGCAGAGGCGTTAGCCTCACCGTCGGTGATACCCGAACCCGCAGCGGTCGCAGCCCCTGCGATGTCGAATCCACCATAGACCTGTCGCGCGAAGTCGTCACGAAGGTCGCGCTGCAGTCCGTCGGCCTCAAACTTGAGGGCGCGAGCGAAAGCCGCAGCGTTCGAGCGAGTGGAGCGGACGGACTGACCCGTCACTTCACCACGCGCGTAGAGGGACTTGAGGTTGTAAATCGCCCGCTCCGGGTTCTGATGCCCAGCAGCCGGGAGTGCCCCGCGCTCACGCGCAGGCCCGATGCCACCGGAACGACCCAGGGACAGAGCGACGACAACCTTGAGGCCCTCAACGATTCCGTCGGCGTTAGCCTCAAGGCGCTTGGCGAGGAGAACCTCGTCATTGGTCTGCCGGACAATGCCCGGAACATAGACCTCCTTGAGCAACGCCTCGATGGTATCTCGTCCGGCACCAGCCATGGAGAGTACCTCCTATCGAGGTTGAGGGTTACCTAGAGCACAACCTACTGGTTAGCAAAAATCTGCTTGATCCGCTCAGCAGCGATCTTGCCAGCGTCATCCATGTTCTGGATGACCACCGGCTCCTCGCTGTGGGTGGCTCCTGCCGGGGGTGCGGCAGCAGCACCAGCGGGTGCAGATTTGCGGGCCACGTAATCCGTGACGATACGCTCAGTCAGGGCGTCGTAAATCTCGACGGCAGCTTCGAGGTCTCCCCCTGTGCTAGCGCCGAGAGCATACACCGCATTCATAGCGTCGTCGTCCAGGTCAGTGCGTTCACGCCGAATCTTCTGATCCTGGCGCTGAATCGCGGCAATCTCCGCGTCACGCTGAGCCTGCTGGACACGCTCCTGCTCCCTCCGCTCCCAGTCTGCCTGGCGAGCTTCGAGTGCAGCGACCTGCTTGACCAACGGGTTGTCGGGACTGACACCGAAGTCCTCAAGGTCACCAGCAAGGGCAGACTCGACCTGCCGCGTTGCCTCAGCTTCCGCCTGAGCGGGAGAGGCACCAGCAAGTTCGAGGGCCTGCGCTAGCTCCGAGTGGACTCGGGTGGCGAAGTCCCTGTCAGTAGCGAGGTTCTGCACGAAATCGTACGCCTCGCGTGCCTGATTGGGGTCGATCCCCTCAAAGGCCCGTCGCAGACCTGACAGTTCCTGCGACTTCTGAGTGAAACCACGCTGGAAGCTCTTGTAGGCAGTGGTGATAGCCTCACGAGCACCGGGGTCGGTGACCCCTTCCAACAGTGATTCCAGGTCGGCTCTAGGAAGGAACTCCTCCTCCTCGGCTGCAGGCTTTTCCTCTGCAGCAGGGGACTCGGTTGGTTCGGGAGCCGGAGACTCAGCCGCCGCTACTTGGCCCTCCGTCCCAGGTTCAACTCCGGCTTCGCCCTCGTCAGAGCTAGCCTCGGCATCCATGAGACGCTGGGCTGCAGCAGTGGCTGCGTCCATATCTACGTAAGGTTCGTCGGGCATGATGTCCCTTTCTGTGGAGTGGGATTATTCCCTTGTTCCGGACGGGAGTTCGTCAGGCACGACTTCTTCATAGTCGGCCTCGATGATTTCGTCCTCCCGTTGTTTCGCCATAGAAACGGCCCCCTCAATGAGGCCACGGGCGAGTTCGCGCATGTGCGCGGGGCTAATCTGCTCTTTCTGCTCTGCAGGCTTGAGCGTCTTAGCTGCGTTGAGCTTGTCCGTTAGGACGCCCACGCCAGTCATTAGGTCGCGGGCTGCTACCTCACCATCACGCACCTTGTCCTCCCACTGCTTGAGTGCGAGGTCTCGGGCGCGGGTAGCGTCCTCAATGAACTGCTCAACGTGTTGCTCTGCCGCGAGTGCAATCTCCTGCGAAGGCCCCTTCTGTAGCCACTCGTGTTTCCACTTGACTACCGTGGGCTTCGGGATTCCCAACTCGCGGGCGGTTCGTGTTGCGTTTCCTTCGTTGATGGTAAGAGCCGCGAAAACGCGGCCCTTGTCATCATCGGTGTAGGTTCGTCTACTTGCCACTGGANNTCCATCGCCATGCCGTGCATCTGCTCGGCCTGCGTGAACGGGTCATTGGCTGCGTCATCCTGATCCGGTGCGTCGATGCTGTCCATCACCAGGGTCTCAAGCGGCTGCTCCAAGAACTCCTCCGGCGTAGTCTGAACGCCAGACTGGTTCATGATCTTGGATGCCACGCTCGGGCCGAGGGTGCCGTGCATCGAGAGCGAAACTCTCGGGGCCTGGCCCTCCGGGATCGGCGCGACAGCCTTCGCTGCCTCCTGGGTCAACTGGTAGTGGAGGTAGAAAATCCGCTGCACCTCGGGATCGAGGGCCTCGAACTCCACGGACACCAGGAACTGCTGGTGGACTTCCAGATGGGCAGGATGCTCGTCGGCAGGGCCAGGAGTGTACGCCGCCTTCTCGATAATCGAACGCATTTCGTCCGGGTCACCCGAAAGGGCCTCGCCAGTCTCTGGATTCATCCCTGCCATGACAGCCTGCACTGCCTGGTTCATCGCCGCACGGTTCAGCGGCTCGCCCTGCAGAATCTTGTCATGCTCTCTGAGGGCTTGATCCTCATTCGCCATGAATGACGCCGCGACCGACTTCATATCGGCCAGGTCAACGTACTTCCATGCCTTCTGAGGTGAGAGGATACCACGGTCGATGAAGGACTCGATGCGAGCCTGTCGGCCTGCACGCGTGCGGGGAAGTCCTGAACCGGACTCCGCCGTCACATCCACACCGCCTGCGATGTCGCTCCCCTTGAACTTCTTGACCTGCTGGCTTCCGCCGCCACCTCTGATCTTCATGAGGCGAGGCTCGACGTAGTACTTCTGCGCAAGCACCAGAAGGTGCTTCGCGGCTCGCGCGAGCGAGACCTCGATCAGCTTGATGGTCGGTGCCAGTCGGTCGGTGCTCATTTCCTGCAGTAGGTCAATTGCCACGCCAGCCTCTACGTTCGGGGGAACAGTGCCCTCTGCCACCTCGGTCAGGCCGAACACATCTTTGAGTCGCCTGGTGATGTCCTCTAGGTGGTTGAACACGTAGGGGGGCATGGCGGGAAGCTGCTCAATCTCAGGTCGGAGTCCAGCGATGGGCTGGAACTCGTAGACCGCCCCAGGCTCAGAGGTGAGCCGGGTCTTGAGCGAGCCGATTGGTGCCCACACCCGTGGCTTGATCGTGAGGTTCTTGTACTCCACGATCTGTGACACGGTGCGGTTCATTTCCTTCTGCAGGGGACGCGCCATGGTGACCACAGCGTCGTCGTAAGTACTGCCGGGGACGCGGATTCCGTGGAACTTCACAATCGGAAGCTCGTTGACCGGATGATTCCACGCCTCATCGTACAGAATGTTCTTGTCCTCGGACTTGTCGCCCTCGCCTCCGCCACCGTCCGTGACCCACACGACGTAGCGCCCCTTCGGGAGCGCAGCCTGCGGGAGGAAGTAGCCGAAGTAGACCTTCTTGACCGAGGGAGCCATACCCCCGCCGTCATCGGCCTGCCCATAGGGAAGCGACTTGTCCGGGTCGGTCGGCACCGAGTCAGGCTCGATGTTCCGACCAAAACGGTTCTTGATTTCGTCACGCGAGAGCGAGTGTTCGCAAATGGCCCACTTCGCCTCGCTGATCGTTTTCGCGGCTGGGTCAATCCATACCTGGAAGGGGGAGAGCACATCCACGCGGACGTCGCCCAGGTACACAACCTTGTCGGAGAAGTCCTCCGGCAAGCCTGCTTCCTGCAGCTTCGACTTGTACATGGTGACAAGTTCGTCGTTCGTGATGACTCCGCCCTGCGGGTTCATCGTGAAACGCATCTGCTTGCCAGCGTGCTGATCCCAACTAATCTTCCAGTAGCCCTGCCCCGCTACCAGACTCCACAGGAGAGCCTCCTCTAGCTTGTCCTCCAAACCGAGGGAAACCCACCAGTCCTCAAGCAAGAACTCACTCATCTGCGCCGCCTTCACGTCACCCATGCTGGATGACTGTGGCGTGGCGGTGAGTACCGGCCTCGTCTTGGTCAGCTTAGCAAGGAGCGACTGCACACCAGGTGTGATCTGGTTGGCGGTCAGCCTAACTCGATAGCGCGGCTTCTCTCCATCCTCCACGGGGAGGGTTTCGAGCCTGCCGCCCTTGGACACGTAACACCACTGGTTGTTCCGGTAGAAAGCGAGGTTGAGCTTCCAGTCCTTCTCAAAAGGGGTACGCGCCTTCTTGAGTTCTTCGAGTTTGTCAGTGAGGTCTTTGGCGGTCTTGAGGTCAGCGATAGACTTCGCTGGGTTTCGTTGCGTGTCCGCCATTTAGCCCTCCTTAGGTGATGTCGTCGGAAAGTGCGCCTGCGCTTCTGAGCAGACGCTCTGCCTCAGCGGTGGAAATGATGCCTTCCTCACGCTGAAATTCGATGTCCTCCTCCTCCTCGGTGGAGTACATGCGCCGTGCCTCGTCCGCCGCAGCGTTCATGAAGGCACCCGTCTCGTACTCCTCACCCGGATCGTAGTGGGTCACCGGGGCCGGAGGGGTAAGCCCTCCAATCGATCCCGGCGACACCATGAGGATGTAGTTCTGTAGCTGTGCGACCTGAGCACGGAGGAAGTCGATTTCCTCTTTATCCCTCTGCGACTTTGTTCGCAGCCACATCGGGCGTACGCTCCTTGAGGTAGTTGGTTAGCTTGTCAAGTTGCTCGCTAAGCTGGATCGCTTCCTGTGCCGAAGCTAGACGGTTCTCAAGATCGATGATCTGCTCCTTCATGGAGTTCACCGACGCCTGCACCATCATTCCGAGTGCCTTACCAATCTTTTCGCCGCATGCTTCGCAGACGTACTTCTTTCCGCGCAACGGCTCGTGCATGGTGTTGCGCATGTTGTTGAAGCCTGTGTCCACGACGCGGTATGCTGGTTTGACCTCGCAGACCACACACTTGCGCGGAGCGAGCAGCTTGTCGCGGTTGACCAATCTCATAGTCATGTTGCCTCCTTAGAAGTCAGCACCCATTTCAGGGTCGAAAGAGTGCTTGCCTGCGCGTCTGTGGCGGTCAGCCAGTTCCTGCAGGGTTAGGGGTCGGTCTTGGTCGTACTCGTCCGATTGCTGCGGCAGTGGAGCTAGCATCAGCCCGGTACTCCGCAGCGCAATTTCAACTGCATCGAGGCAGTCGTCCTTGGTGTTCTTGAGGGTCGAATCGAAGTCCAGCCACTCCTCGATGAATTCGCGGTGGAGTCGCTGGTGGATGCGCACGCGCCCAGTCCGGAAGAACGGGGCCATGCCCAGGATTCGCTCCCACTTCTTCATGCCCGAAGGAGGGAACACCGGCACGACGTTCGGCATGCCCGGCAGCCGGAGCGCCTGGTCTGCAAGCACTCGCTGGTAGGCCGTGGCCTCGACGAAGATGTACTGAGGATGGTACGCATTGTGCCACTCCTCGATCTTCTCAAGCTGCTCTGCGAACGGGATGCGTCCCGCCCACAGGCGGATGAGGAACGCCTGCTGGTTGTCCTTCGTGACGCCAATCAGCGCCATGGCGAACTTGTCTGCTGAATCCGCCAGGGACACCGCAGGGTCTACGCCCATGTAGTAGTTCAGGTCGTAAACCTTCGGATGCCCCTCCTTACGGGGGATCGTCATGACATCCGGGTCACTCGACTCGATGTCGTAGGTGAAGTATTTGAGCCACTCGCCGTGAAGCTCCTTACCCGCCATGGAGTCGAAACTCGCCATATACTCCTGCTTGAACAGCAGGGGATGGTAGGAGCGCTTGACCTCTTTCCACTCCTCAGCGGGGAAGTGAGGGTTGTCGATGGAACGGTATTCCACCGTCCCGACCTGGGGGTTGGTTACGCCTTCGCGCCCCCAAAAGAGGTCGTAAAACCAGTTCTTGCCTCGCGGCGTGGTGGTGCAGATCACTAGCCCGACCTTGTCAGAAAGCGCCGGACGAGCGATGTTCCATGCCTCCTCATTCGGGACGAGGGCAGCCTCGTCAATCCAGAGTATATCAAGTCCAGCACCCACCAGCTTATCGGGCCGTTCAGCGGTTTTGAACTCAATGAGCGTACCGTTGGCGAACTCAATGTAGAGGTCTCCACGGTTCTCTTTATAGTCCTTACCTTCGGCCAGACCGGACTGGCGGAGGACTTTGCGGATCGCGTGGAGCGCCGCGCGACCAGAACTCCGATAGTCAGGAGTGAGAATCCAGATATGCAGAGGATCGTCGCTTTCTTTCCCATGCGCGTCCCAGTGGAATTGCTCGGGGTGTGCGGCATAGTAGACTACCTCCCAGGCGGCGGATAGTGTTTTGCCACCTCGCCGTCCCGCCACGAGGGAGCGGAATCGGCGCAACCTCTCCTCGACGGAGGAGCAGTGGAAACAGATTTGCCAGATATGGGGGACGTAACCCTGCTCGCCAAACCAAAGTAGCTTTGGGGCGAAAGGTGCAAGGATTTCAGCAAGAGCACTCTCAGACTCGAAAGGGAGACCATTGGTGGCCTTGACCCTACGAGGAGATTCGGTCAACGAACCCATACTTCAACGCCTCCTCAGCATCAAGGAGCCAGTCGTTCTTCTTGGCCTTAGCCTTGATCGCTGACGCCTTCATCTTGGAGCGTTCCGCCAGAATAGCGAACACTCGATTCTGAATGCGCTCTGTGCGCTTGGTCTGATCGACCATTTCAGCATAGGACAGGTTGCCAAGCTGCAGGCTGGCCTCGTGGATCATCAGGTACCCGTTGGGGCCGATGACCCGCTCGTCCGCTGCCTGCAGAATGGTGACGGCCATGGACATCGCCGCCCCGATCACCTTGATGATGACCTTGTGGCCGCGCTCTCGCAAACCGTTGAGGTAGTCAATGAGGGCGAACCCAGCGAAGGCGTCTCCGCCTGGGGAGTTCAGCATCAGCGTGATATCACAGCCAGGAGTCTGCCGCGCCCACACGTCGAGCGTGCGGATGCAGTTCTGGACGGTGTCATTACGCACCTCATTGGCAAAGGTGAAGATGTGGTCGGCATGCGCGGAGTTCTTCTCAAGACCCCAGTTCCGCGTGGCCTCCTCCACCTGAATCTTGCCGAACTCCGCCGCAAGCTCCTTGCTCAGAGCCTCGGCGTTCATGAGTCGGATTCTAGCTGCTCGGAGTTCAGTGTCCATGGTTTTCCTTTCTGAGAGGTTTGGTGTTTCCTCCCGTCTTTAGAGGATTCGTGTAACCCGCATCCAGGTTCCCTTGCGGAGCGTCGCAACAGCGGCAACCTCGGGACGCCAGATCATCTGGCAAGTTCCTCCGTTTGCCCCCACATGAACGATGCCCTTTCCAAGGAAAACTGTATCTGCTGCTGCAGGCACTCCCGAAGAAAGTCCTCGGGCGGTTGCATCTGCGATTGAATCTCCACCAGACAGCGTGCCTGCGGTTGCCAACTGGTGTTCGAAAGTGAGTCCTTGTCGAGTCACTGCCACCGAGGTGTCGAATGCAAGACCGATACCTGTAGTGGCTGCAGCCGGACTGAAAATGCCCGCGAACTCTACCGCGTAGATAGCGTTCGCCAGCATCGTCCAGGTCAGGCCAGTGACGTTGCGGTTGGTGGTGGCAGCGGTGCTGGTGTCGTCGTTAGCCAACACGAAGAACGACCAGCCGCCTACTGATCCAATACCGGGGTTTCCGTCTGCACCAGCCGAGCCAGTGTTTCCGGTCGCGCCCTTGATGTTGGCTTCGATAGACCAAGACCCGCCCGCCTTGACGTAGACGTCAGAGGTATCGGTGCGGAAGTAGTGGTCTCCGTTTACCCCCGATGCACCACTCGGCGCACCCGAGCCAGAAAGCCAGGTTTTGCCGTCTGCTCCGGCTGAGCCGGTGGCCCCATCTGCACCATCCGAACCATCCGCACCAGGAGTTCCCGCCGTGCCCTGAGGCCCAACAATCGAAGTCGGAGAACCCCATGAGCCAGACGCCTTCGGGCCATAAATTGTATTGGCGGCAGTGTTGATGTAGAAGTCTCCATCTGAGCCGAGACCTCCCGCAGGCGCGCCTGAACCGGAACGTAGCGTCTTACCATCCACGCCCGCAGCCCCGTCCGCACCCGGTGAGCCAGGTGAACCCGTAGCTCCCACATCACCCTGCGGCCCTTGTGGGCCAGTATCACCTTGTAGGCCTGTATCGCCTGTTGCTCCTTGAGGCCCCATAGGGCCGACAAGATTGACCGGGGCAGGCCAGTTGCCACTTGCCTTAGGCCCGTAGAGGTCTGATGTGCTTGTGCGATAGTAAAAATCACCATCGCTACCAAGGCCACTGCCAGGAGCACCAGTCCCACTGTAAATCGTGCGTCCATCTGCTCCATCCTCTCCGGCAAGACCATCATCCCCTGGCGGGCCTTGCGGCCCTTCGGGGCCAATCGGGCCTTCTGGCCCAATGGGGCCTTCTGGCCCTACTTCCCCGCCACTGTTCTTGATCTTGACCCTTTTGCCTTCGACATCGAAGTGCTCGGTGTCGAGTTCAAGTTCGTCTAGGTAATGAGATTCTCCCGCCGATCTAACATTGACGCTCATCAGCGGTCATTATCTCAGGCCCACCATCAGGGTGGCCGTGGTGTTGGTTGAATTGACGCGAATACCCGCAATCGGGATCAGTCCACCGGCAACAGCCGTGAAGTTCACGACCTGTCCGGAGGGGGTGACTACAGCGACCACACCCGCGCCGCCGACATACACCGCCTTGAACGGTGAAGCCGCGTTCGTGCTATCGTGCTTGGTAAGGGCCTCAGCATAGCGGTAGCCAGACGGAACCATTATGTGGCCTCCTTTCTAGTCTTGAAGCACGAGGGGCAATTCCGCCAGTAGTACCGGCAGGATGCGCCGCAGGTGCAAGTCCAATCTTCTTTGGGGACGGCTGTGTGGGCCTTTCTGATGCCAGCGCCCGTGCCGTTCTTGACGTGGGTGTAAAGACCCATCACACCTCCTTGAAGTAGTGGGGGGCACCCGAAGGCACCCCCCGGAAAGGGCCTACTTACTCAGTAGACTCATCCTCTTTCTCCGCGTCAGCCTCGGCCTTAGCCTGAGCTTCCTTGGCAGCTAGCTTTGCACGATGACCCGAGACGGTACCCGGTCGGTAAGACTGGGCAGGCCGTGTGTCGGGCATCGGCGCAACCACGTCATCCTGTGACGGGACAGCAAGTGCCTTGCGGAGAGTCTCCTGCAGTTCCGGATCAAACTCAACATCGGCGTATTGACGCTCCCGATCTTCGTCGGCAGTATCAACAATCGCCTCGCTGACCTGATCCTCAGCCGCTTCCTGTTTGGATTCGGCCTTTCTGCGCTTCGACTCAGAGATAATGAATCACCTCCTTCGCTTGTTGGCCCTAAAGCAGTGCCTTAGTGACCAATAGCGAAGATGCGAACCGTCTTGCCTGAGAGGTCGGTGTTGCCCGCCGCCTCAGCAGGGACTCCCGAGGTGCCGTCATCGACGACCACCACGAGAACAGGCTCAGCAGGGTCGGAGAGGTCAAGAACATACCGATAGACCGTGCCGGAGGTCTCATCCACCGGCTCTACAGAGGCGAAAAGAACCTCCTTGCGGAACTTCGGGAAGTTGGAGAGGGCGATAGCCTCACCGTTCGCGGTGTAGTTCGCGCCAGCAGACGGGGCTACCTCAAAAATGCAGTAGCGGAGTCCACCTGGGGCAAGCACACCCTTGGCAACCTGGGTAACTGTACCGAGAGCCATGGTGCTCCTTTCTGTTGTTTAGATGTCAGCGTTTGCTTCACTACGGGTATCTGCTACCCGAAAGCGATCTTGGAAAAGGGTGGCTGTAGCCGTGTAATTATCACGGTAGTAGCCAAGTTTGAAGTAGGTACCCTGGTCTGTATACAGATTTGGGCCGGTTTCATTGACGATGACTCCAAGGTTGGTGAAGTCATCCACATATATCTTGGTGTAAGCGGTACTATCCTCTGCCCAATGAATGCATGCAGTGAAATCATACCAGTCACCTCTTGCAAAAGAGGGAAATCCATCCACAGTGCCGGTGTAATAGCGCTCGGTTGGAGCAGCAGGGTCACCGCCTGCGATGTAAACCTGAAATTCCTCTACCCCAGCAGTGTTCAAAATGCGGAACTGGATGTTTGCCTGCCCGGTTGCTCCGGTATTGTGGAACTGAGCAAAAATGTTCCAGCCCGAATTTGGTACCGTCGGGAATGAGTTGGTTGGGAAGAAGGTAGACCATGAGTAGCAGTGGGTATCCCCCTCATAACCACCAATATCGGACTGTCCAGCCATTACCTCAGCGCGCTCACCGGATGAACTCCCGAATTGACAGCCTGGGGTCACAATGAATTTGCCTGAATATGTCCCTGTACGTGCTCTGCCGTTGGTTGCTGTTGAGGCATTTCCGGCGCAGGTATGGAGTGCGTCCCAATTAGGGACAAGAGCGCCATTCTCAAACCCACGGTTGAGGGTAATAGCCCCAGAAGCCGCAGTGGAAAGCACTAGCGCCAGCAGGATAAGCAGGCTTGCCAAGTGAATCTTTCTCAAAATAGCTCCTTTGGTTGGTTGCCCCGCGCCGCGAGGATGAAAAAAGGTCTTTCCCTCTTATAGCCGCTCTCAGAGGGTCAAAAGTGCCAAAAACTTTTGCGGAGGGGCAGAAATGGCTTGTTTTCGTGGGTGTGTACCGGCCTTTAGAAACCCCTGTGACCCCTAGTGACCCCCTTCTGACCCCTTTGTGACCCCCTCGAACCCGCACACTTCGGCCTGTAGGGAGGGTGAACCTAGACGTAGATTGGCCTCAGTGTGCTTCTCCTATACGCGTACACGAAAGTCTTTAGTACTTAGGTAAACACTAGGTTTCAAGCCCTTTTTACACAGGGGTACAGGGTTTTTTCATTCAGATACTGGCATGCACAATCGCCAATAGTACTAGTCCAACGGGGGTTCACCTCGAAAATATCTGTTATCAGGATGGACAACGTTCTTTTAGGGTATGCTGACACTGCATGTTTCCTTGTGTTTCACACTTTCTCTCTCTTGTCAACCCTTGTCTACACTGAAAACACCCTCATGTACCTCAATCCCTGTATTCATGCGGGTTGTACCCCCATATACCCCTCTGCGGCGCAGGCTCTAGCCTCGCATGATGCGCGCATGATGCGCTTGTATGCGCACCCCAGCCGGACGCCGTTCGCGCTG